TCAACCATATACTTTTTACCCTTCACTTTAATATAAAAGTCAGGGAAATATCTATGGCGTTTGCCATCAACAGGACTGATATAAGGGACGACAATCTCTTCACTACCCCACTCGGTTACTGACGTTGATGTGTCTGCCCACACCATAAATTTGTATTCCCAAGAGGATCGATAAACAATATTAAGTGGGTTGCCTTTATACTTCCGAGGGAATCGGCATGTATACTTACCCTTGTACCTCATAAATAGACATAGCAAGTAGTGAAACTATTTAGGACGAATGTCATCAACTTTAAAATATCCCACTAGAGTACCTGTCGTAGGAAAAGATGAGCATGGTGTTGAAGGTGCAACTGGATCCGTAGACTACCTACGCATCAGAAAATTTAATATCAATTTTGATAAAGCACCGAGAGGATATGGTGGAGCAAATCTACCAGGTGGTAGACAAAATGTTGATTTGGATCCAACAACTGCCTACCTAGCAATGCCAGCAAATATATCAGCAGCATACCAATCAAACTATTCAACAGTTGATGTAGGACAAGCTGGTGTGATGGGATTAGAAGCAGCTGGTACCATGATGGGTGAAGGAGACTCGAAAACTAAATCAGATTCTATCAAGGAGTCATTGGCAACTGCTGCCTCAAGTATGTTTCCAGAGATAGCATTCAATAAAGGTACTGACTTAGCATCAAGTCTTGCTAATAGTGCTGGTCTTGAGACACAGTTAGATGGTAAGTCTGCAATGGCATTAACGAAAGGAAAGATAATGAATCCTTTCACTGAGCAAGTCTTTAATGGTGTAACATTTAGAAACCATTCATTCTCTTGGAAGATGTTTGCTCGTAACTATAAAGAAGGACAAGAGATACTAAAAATTATTCAGTATATAAAGACAGGGATGCTACCTACATTAGGTCACGCTGAGATGGCAGACAGTGGAAGCTCAACGTCTGGTGGTAAGACAACAGCATGGACATACAATAAAGAGACTGGCATGATGGATCAAACAATTACAGTTGCTGCATCAGAGGATGAAAATGGAATTGCAATTCCAGAGTCAGTCACCAAATCCAAGAGAAATTTAAGTGGAAGATTTCTTAAGACACCTAAAAGATTTAACTTAGAGTTTGTAAGACTGGAACCAGGCAATGGAAGCACAGGTCTTAGAAGACTTCCACACTACAGATTCCAACCATGTATCTGTTCAACTTTCAATGTAAACTACACTCCTGATGGTCAGTATGTATCTTTTAAAGATGCTATCGCTAAGTTTTCACAGAATGCTCAAGCACCACTACCATCAATGATGGTACCTGCGGTACAAATAGATGTAGCATTCGCAGAGACTAAGATAGTTACAGCAGAAGACGCAGCAAAAGGTTACTAATATGTCAAAATTCTTTTCCAATTTACCTAATATCTACGTCGGTGTCGAAGGTGCTGATGAAATAATAGGATACAAAAAAGTTAAAAATATATTCAGACGAGTAGAAGTGCAAGAGAAACTTCAAAAGTATAGTAATGAATTTGAATCTTACTTCATCCGTGAAGGTGAGAGACCAGACATGATTGCTAATGAATATTTTGGTGACCCAGAATTAGATTGGGTTATACTTCTAGCAAATAATATTGTAGATCCATATAAAGATTGGCCAATGGATGAGTTTACATTGAGAGAAGCAGCAATGGAAAAGTATACTAACATTGATGCTGTCCATCACTGGGAAACTTATCCAATTAAAAATGGTGACATAGAAGTTGTTAAGGGTGGTATTGAAGTCAACGAAACATACAGATCTACTGATGGGAATGGTAACACATTAACAAAAGAGCAATCAATATACTCTGTGTCTAACATGGAGCATGAAACATATCTAAATGAAGGGAAGAGGTTGATTGCTATGCCTAGTACTGAGATGGTAGACTTCTTTGAAGATCAATTCGCTGACTTAGTAGACTACGAACCAAGCAAAGAAGTAGATAGGAAAGGTGATAAGAAAACTAAAAACTCATTCGCATCTCGCTTCTTAGATAGAGCAGACTACAGAAGGTCAGCACCAACAACAGTCTCCAGGACTGGTGAAGCTACAGGTGCTAATGTTTCTTATGATAACGGTCCTAGTTCTACTACAGCAACGCAAGGTGTAGTATCTAAAACATAAATAAAAACTCTAGGGGATGGAGTCGAACCACCAAGACTAAAAGTCAACACGGAAACAGCGTGTCGCGTTTACCAGTTTCGCCACCCTAGATTGAAGCCCTATTTAAGGGCTGAGATGAGACGAGTTACACCAATGCCTCCTCCACTGCGAGGGAAGAAGTCAAAGGAGAGGAAGTCTTCTAACTCTTTCTCTACTCTACTCTTTCCAAACAGATCGATAATGAGTTGAGCATACTGTCCATCTGATATAGTATAGAAGGTATCACGCATCTGATCTTTGTCAGTGCTTCTTTCAGCACTACCAATCGTCTCCATTCCACCTAGGATAACATCAATTTTTTTACTGGTGCCATCATCATTCCTTGCCATGTTCCAGAAGGGTGATGTCCACTCAGGGAAGTCAGTAATCATACCTCTACCAATCTTTTTCTCATGGTCATGGTCTAACTCTTTAGTGTTAAACTTGTTAGTCCAATCATCATAAGTCATGATGTCTTCTTTACTTAATGGTATTCCTAACCATTCACACAACTCCCACTCCATGTCTTGAAGTTCTTTAACACCTCCCTTCATTTCAAACTCAAACATGGGGAAGATAGTCTCGTGTCTACCTGGTACTGGGTTAGGCTCTGCCCTGTATGATGTAGAGACACAGAAAAACCCTTCTGCTGAAGGGTTGGAAAGTAATTCATGCTCTAACCACATCTGACCTGTCTGAGGTAGTGGCCAAATATTATTACCGTAGTTGTATGTTGCTACTGTCTCTGGATCTTCACAAGCAGCAAGGATACTCAAACGGTTTTGTGTATGCACCTCATAGAAATTTTTAGACAAAAAAAATGACCGTAACTCGGTCACTGCATCCGTAAATTCTTTTGGGTCAATCAAACTCGTCATTATTTTTGAACAAACTAATGTATTTAGCAAGTTTTATCCTTGCCAAATCATATCAGGCATTGCTTGTTGTCCTGGTCTTAATACAAATAGTAATATGGCATAGCATACAAACCAAATGATGTTGAACAACCATGCTTGTCTCCAGAAATATTTTCTCACTGCCATAGACCTAAGCACTTGAGGTGCCTTGTCTTGTGCTCTGAAGATGGACTCAATAATAAATGCAATGATGCATCCTATCACTAGAGGATAGAATACAAAGTTTGCAAATGACATGATGCCGATTAAGATTGACATAATTCTTCTCTCATTGATCAGTTATACCGTATTTGGATAGGTCATACTTTGGCAACCTTAATGGTTCATGTTTAACTACAGGTGGTTTACCTATTATATCCTCAAGGTCACCTACTATCTTCTTCTTAGAGATATGATATGGTGTTGGTGCATTTTGTAAGCACACTCGTAAACACTGTAGTTGGTCGTCAGTAAATGTAAATGTATGTGTCATACTCTTGCTATAATATCTCCGTCATCATCTTCATCCTCTTCCAACTCTTCAATACGATTCTTTAATGACTGACTAATATAACTGTCCGACTCCTTCACTCTCTTCTGAAACTCATCATCTGGTATAAAATTTACTACAAGTAACTCATCCCCTTGCTCTACATCTTCCATCTCAGGATGAGGTTTTCTAGTTATGTATCGTGACTTCTCTTGCACCCTAAACTTTCCCGAGCCAAGCTCAGCAGCTGCTTGCCACCCTTGAGCAATCAATCTCAATGCCATAACAAGCAGCACCAAACTGCATAGTAGAAAGATACTAGCCGCCATCTATAGCACACCCAACCATGGATCCACCGACTGCACCCAATGGGATTGCCCACCAGCGATCCTTACCTCTTGATCCAAATCCTGCAAGTCCACCACCTAGTAGAGCACCAGCAACTGTTCCATCAGAGCAGTCATTAGTATCTACATCCTCATACACAGTAACATGTCTGCGATAGGTTGGTCTGTTACCCACATCAGGTGCAGGGTCAGTTTTACAAGGGACTTCAACAGTCTCCTTAAATGATTGTACGTAACCAGGATCATCTGCTGTGCCAGGAATATACTCTTCACGATACACACTCTTAAAGCATGTGCGTGAAGTAGAATATCCTGCTTGTGATTCCTGCTGTTGTGCCATCTTCCAATCCATATAATTGGTAGCACGACGATTCAAACTACCATTGTCCCTATAGGCACGGTAGTTACTGTAGTCTCCTGCAATAGCAGGAGCAGTAATCATTGGTAGTAATAACAAAGACAGGAATTTCATTTAGTCTTCCTCAGCTAAGGATTGAAAATACGATAGTGTATTTCCTTCGTCTGCTACAGGGGAAGCAGCGACTGCTTTCTCACGAAAGTCTGTAACTTCCTTACCCCAGTTGTCAGGTTTAACTTGCTCCTGACTTTCATCAACTACAACAGGTGCTGGACGAGTGCCTAACACAAGGTTTAACCTTGCCTGTAGTTGCTCATAAGTCTTGAAGTTTTTAGCAGCTTCAAACTCATTTAATGAGTATGACTTCTTCCAGATATCCTCTAGTGCCTGGTCTTCTAAACCACCTAGGGTTGCTGGTGCTGCAAACTCTGACTTATCATAGTTCCAATATCCATCGACCTTTCTAATCTTCAACTTGAAATCTGCACCTTGCCATAGATTGAATGGGTCTAGTGGAGTCTCGTCTGCAAATGCAGGTTGCATTGCTTCAACTAACTTGTCAAAGATTTTCTTACCATACTTGTAAAGGAATACCTTTCCTTCATTCTCTGGATGCACAGGGTCACTCACAACATAGATGTTTGAGTAGTAAGATAACTTACGCTTCTGTGTCCTTGCAGTTGCTTTGTCTGCATCACGACCACTGTTCCACAACTCACGATTGAGCTCACTAACAGGGTCATCTTTACCTATTGTTGTCAGTGAATTCTCGATGTACCACTGACCGCCAGGACCCTTGAAAGAGTGTGACCAGATCTTTGCCCAAGGCATTTCCTCACCATCTGGTGAAGGAAGGAATCTGATAACGGCATAACCGTTTCCTGACTTATCCAACTCAGGTTTCCATAGACGCTCATCGGCACCTGTGGTCTGAGGTTGATTGATTTTCTCTATCTCTCTTGTTAACTTCTCGAAAGTATTCCCTGCTTGGGATGCTTTCTTTAGAGATGCAAAAGACATGCTGGATTCTCCGTATTGAATGTGTGTGTTTGTTTGCCACTGTTTAATCGTAGCATACTATTTAGGCTGTGTCAACCCTCTCCAAACTCCCTAGTGTACGCTCTGTCAAGCGTCACAATCATGGCATCCATGCAGTCTGGAAGACTCTTATAGCCGAAGGCATTCACTAGCATATTAATTCGATTCTTCATGTCAGCAGCCTCTGGATCCTCTTGAGATGCCAGTGCTAACCGATGGTAAAATATTTTCTGCCTGTCTATAAGAGCCTTACATTCTGCTATGTGCTCTTTCTTTTCTTCTGGTTCCATCTTAGGAAGTCTGCTAGATTGACTAGCAATATCCTGGTAGGTTTGGAAAATCGTATGCAGATCCTCTTGAACCTGCTGCGATTCAAAGAATGTACTCTTCATTTTAGATAGGTAGTACCCCTTTCGATGTTTTCTTTATGAAATTTTTCTGAGATGCTTCATGCCTTAGTCTTTCCTTCAAAGGTTTGGACAATAATTTAGGCACGGATTCCATTTCAATTTCATTCTCTTGGCAGAAAGTAATCACCGCTTCAATGTAACCAATTAAACCATTGGAAGTTTTAACCAACCTCTCTATCTCTACCGAGAATTTAGAGGGGGTCATGAATTTATCTTCTGGATTTGGTTCTTGCTTAGGCATTACTTCTCCCAACAAATTCCTTGATATAGGATTTAAGTAATTGTAGATAGTCATCAAGATTGTATTTCTGAAAGACTTGAACAGACCCATCTTCAACCGTGATAAGTGTGACAATTTTCTTGACCTCAATACCTGTTAGTTCTAAAAACATAGCAGCGTAGGCTGTCTCTTGCACATAGTAGTGCTCGATGTATTCCTCCTGCTTTATCTTTGTCGAGGTTTTAAAATCGATAACTGCCAACTCACCATCAAACTCAGCAATACAATCTACTCGACCAGCGAGACCTAGGTAATGTGAATACAAAAAGGTCTCCAGACAGTTGATGTTGTTTATGCGATTGAGAGTGGACTTTGCGGACTGAAACATTCTAACAGATAATGGATTATTTTCCAAGTAACTGTCGAGATCTAATTTATCTGTAAGATAGTCTTCAGTGATACTGTGAAATGCAGTACCTCTTTGCGTAGCTCTAGCAGTAATTCGATTGGCCTCGTCTTCACCTATTTTCTTTCTCCAACCTGCGAAGAAAGCAGCGTTCTTAAACGATGTGATTGAGGTAACACTCGGATAGTATTTATCAGCACCTGGAATAGGATAAAATCTTATCCCATTTTCATTTACTGGTTCAACATCCACAGGTTTGAGTGGAACATCAACAAAATTAAATGTCATTTAAAAACCTAAATTATATTTGGCAATTAGGTAAGACTTCACGAGACCAGATCTCACGATGTCATCAATACCGAATTCAATACAAGAAAAGTCTTGCATTGATTGGAGAATGGTAATGA